TAACCATGCTGACGTTGATTACAACGCTACAACAGGAACTATTGTTTTGTCGAACAATAACAATAACCCTATTTATGTTCACCCTGCCCCAACGTGGCGTTTCACAGGAGTTGCTGAAGGCCCTACTGCTATTTACCTTTCAGGATACAGCGGTGTTACATCCACCATTATTAAATTAACACTAGATACTAGCGGTGCTGTACCAGCATTAACATCAGCTGATTCCGCTGCTGACTTCCCTAACGATGAGCACGTACTATCTATTGGTACATACCTTGGTTCATTCATGGTCATTGGAACTAATCGCGGCATCCGCATTGGCAAGATTGATACTAGCCTGTACGGTCATGGTTATGTAACCTATGGTCCACTAACCTACAAGAAGCCAACAGTAAATGACACTGTGCAGAACTTTGCTTTTGTTGACAGGTTTGCTTACGCAACAGTAACCAATGACATTGATGGCAAGAGTGGACTGCTACGCATAGACCTATCTGCTGAACTGCAGGACGGCAAGTATGGCTGGACCTATGACCTGAACGCTAACGCTTCTGGTAACTGCCAAGGTGTAGCCTTGCTAGGTACGACTGGACGCATGGCCTTTACCGTTAACGGTAGTGGACTGTACTTCCAACATGCTACCAACCTTGTATCCTCTGGCTACATGGACACTGGTGCCATACGTTACAACACCCTAGAGAATAAGCACTTCAAGCGGGTTAATGTCCGTTTGCTCTCCCCGGTTCAAGGTTCGCTTGCTATCTCTACCATTCAAAAGAATGGCGGAGTAACCAGTCTTATCTCTGTTACCTCAGATGCTATAGCAGACCAGGACATTGCAACAAACATTTCTTCCCAGGGTATAGACCAGTTAGCTTTACGGTTCACGTTTACTCGTGCACAGTCTGATGCTACTGTCGGTCCAACACTGCAAGCATACCAGTTAAAGTCACTGATTGCTATGCCACGTTACCGCACCATTGAAATCCCTGTGATGAACTATGACTTCGAGGCAGACCGTTACAACATTGCCACCGGCTATGAAGGTCGTGCATGGGATAGGCTCCAGGAACTTGAAGCCATTGAATCTAATGGTGATGTGATTACCTTCCAAGACTTCACCTCTGGTGAACAGGTTCAATGTGTAATTGAAAAGTTATCATTTGAACGTATGAGTTCACCTGACCGTCGTTACAAAGGATACGGCGGTGTTGTTTATGTTCAGGTGAGAACGCTATGACACTTCAGTCTTTTAACTCCCTGCTTCCGATTACTGGCTTTGTTGTTGGTATCTTTGGCGCAGTGTGGGGTGCTTGGCGCAAGATTGAAAAACATCAAATTGATAATAGCGTAAGGGCGATACGCATGGAAGATAGATTAAGCAGGATAGAAAAGCAGTTTGGCCCTAATGGTGGGGGTATTCGCCAGGCAGTGAATGAAATCGCTGCCAAGTTAAACAAAATCGAAGAGCGTCAGATTGATATTGGTGAGAAACTTGCCAAGCTTGATGGCGAATTTGAACAACACATGAAGGAGAGCGAATGAAAAATTTTCTATTATGGCTGGCACACAGCCCTATTGCTGAAGCTGGCAAGATTGGTCTAGGCGCAGGTTGCGCTTGGCTATTGAATAACGCTGCAAGTTTAAACCTGAAAGCTGAATACCAAGCCATTGTTGTCGCTGTCGTAACTATCATTATTGATGCACTCAACCCACATGACCCTCGCTTTGGAAAGAAGAAGACTAATGTCTAAGAGCCAGATTACTGGTGTGCAAGCTTACGCACACATGAAACAGATGATGCTTCATCACGTCAATGGTGTTCGTGGATGGTGCCACAAAACCTGCCAGAACTCTTGGGGTCTGCCGGTCAAGTACCAGTCAGCCATTGATGCCTGGAACCATGTCCCTTTGAAGGACCGTCACACTGACCCGACCAAGGCTCCGATTGGTGCGCCTCACTTCTGGGATGAACACTATGGCCATGTGGCTTTGCAGTCCGAGAAGAAGGGCTATGTAATCTCAACCGATGCACCTGTAGGTGACTACGTTGGTGAGGTTCCTATTACTTGGTTCTCTAAGAACTGGGGTAAGAAGTACCTCGGTTGGACCTCAGTTTACAATGATGTTGAACTCCAACTCAAGGACATGCCCAAGTAATACAATACCCCTAGAAGGCTCTCAGAGCCACGCTAAGCGACTTTGACCCCGTTCTGGTACTTTTGTACTAGGCGGGGTCTTTCGCTATTTCTGGAGTCTTTTTACGCAGTTTACGGGGCTTGCACAGTTTATGGTTTTCCTTGAACCAAGCATCCCCAACATCAACATGAGGTGCTGTGTAGCTATCTGCCCGACAAAACAAACAAACCCTGTGAATCATGTCTGTTTGAGTAACATGCCAGAAAGTTTTTTCTTCAAAAAATTGTTCCATTATTCCCCAATATATAAGCGACCCTTTGGGTCGCCTAACTACCCGCCCTTAGAGGCGGGCTATTTTTTTTGCCGTTTTTTCTTTCTTGTTTCTTTTTTGTCGCTCGCATAACTCGCAGTATAATTTCCACCTTCAAGGCTTGTCAAATCCACATCACGGCATCTCAGTTTGCACTGTGCGTTCACTGTGTGTATAGTCCTAGGTATGGTAGACGCAAAGAAAATAACAATAGGACATCGTTCCTTTTCATCATTCACATCCTGGGTTAAGTGCGGTAAAGCATGGCAACTTGAACGGGAACTACACGTACCCACCGGTGCCGCATGGTACTTTGTCGGTGGCTCTGCATTTCACTTAGCCGTAGAAAGACTATTGAAGGGGGAAGTAAGTGTCAAAGCAACTGACGATTGAACAACTCTGGGCTGAGTGCTTCAACGAAGCTATCGGAGACCAGCAAGAACGTCACGGCACTAACCCTGTTGACTGGAAAGCTGGTGGTCGTAAGACTAAGGAATGGCCAGACAAAGAGAACGGTGACTGGTGGTCCGCTAAAGGACCAGAAATGTTACAGAACTTTGTACAGACATGGGCTGCTTCAGGCTTTCAGGTATGGGTTACCCCCGAAGGTATCCCTGCAATCGAACTTGAACTCAACGTTGACTTCGGTGATGTACGCATCAAGGCTTTCGTTGACCTTGTAGCAGTAACACCTGACGGTGAACTGGTTGTCATTGACTGGAAGTCCGGCGCTAACATGCCATCGAACTCAATGCAGTTAGGCTTGTACGCTGCAGCTATCGGCAAGCAGTTTGGTATCACCCCTTCAGGTGGTTACTATTACAATGCTCGCTCTGCTGTCTTTGAAGTAGCCGAGGGACTTGGACGTTGGACGTACTCATTGTTCACCGAACTGTTCCGTCAGTTTGAGTTCTCTGTACAGAACAGAATTTTCCTACCTAACATCAGTATGATGTGTAAGTCTTGCCTTGTGGTGGACTACTGTCATGCCAATGGTGGAGAGTTCGCCCATCTAGTAGACCCGCTATACGCAATAGCACAACAAAAAGAAGGAAAGGAATAACATGTCTGAGAAGAATTATGTTATCAACGTTAAGACGAAGGCAGGAACTATCTTTACAGTTCGTGCTGATAGTGCCGCTGAACTAAACGCTAACGTGCAGGATGTTGTAAACAATGCAACCAACCAGTACGTTGTAGCTTTAGAAGAACTACTGACTGACAATGTAGCACCTAACCCTGTTGCAACTGTTCAGGCTGCGTTCCCTGGCTCGACAGTCATCACTGCTCCAGCCCCTACGTTTACTCCACAGCCAGTGATTACAACCACCTCGGCAAACATTCCGGTGTCAACACCAGAGCCAGTAGAGCAGGCAACTGGTGCACCAGTATGTCGTCACGGTCAGATGGCATGGGTTGCTCCAGCGAACAAGCCTTGGAAGGGCTGGTTCTGTCCACAACCAAAGGATGCTACCGACAAGTGTCCACCACAGTTCGTCAAGGGATAAACCATGACGGTACGCAGAGGAACTAAGGTACACCCTGCGAACTTTCCACTCATACTCAAGTTAAAGGACCAGATAGGTTTCACTTACGATGACCTATCTGACCTACTTGATGTGACACCCAGTAGGGTACAACAGATTGTTTTGCAGGAACGTAGAAAGGTAACAGGAAATGTTGACGATAGCCCAAGCAGCTACTCAGAATAAAAACAACGCACAACTGTTACCTGATTTGTTTCCAGCCCTCGCCCAGAACGGTATTCGTTTTCGGCGGGGGCAGGTGACTATGATTGCTGGCCAACCAAATAGCGGTAAGTCTTTACTGGCATTGTTTTATGCAGTGAAGTCAGGTGTCCCGACCCTGTACATTAGTGCAGATACGGACGCTTACACTACTGCTATTCGTGCGGCGGCTGTCATTACCGGTAGCCAAGTGAACACAGTTGAGGAAGCGTTCAGCAGTGGTACAGGGTATGAGTTCTATGAAGATGAACTAAGAACCTTGAAGCACCTGCGGTTTGACTTTGACCCTAGCCCAACGCTTGATGACATTCAGTTGTCCATTCAAGCTTACGGCGAAGCGTTCGGAGAATACCCGCACTTGTTAATCATTGACAACTTGCTAAACATTGCAGCGTTACACGACAATGAGTGGACTGGTATGCGTGACATTGCCAAGGCAATGCACCATGTGGCCAGAGAAACTGATGCTGCAGTGTTCATGCTTCATCACACGACTGAGGCAGAAGGCAGACCAGAACTACCGCCTAGCCGTAAGTCTATCCAAGGTAAGATTAGCCAGCTCCCTGAAATGATTCTTACTGTAGCAATGGACCACGACTCTTCTGAGTATCGCATTGCTTGTGTAAAGAATAGGTTTGCCAAGAACAGTGCCGCAGGCACAGACTATACCGTGTTGTTTGCAGATGCTTCTCGAATGACACTATACAATGACAGGCAGAGCGTCCATGTGGCACAGTATTGGAGTCAAGTATCGTGAGTGAATTGAACATCAGGGTAGATTATCGGACACCACCTTGCTTTAAGTGTGGCAGTCGTGGAATTGTCTATGTAATGACACATGATTTGTTTGATTACCTGGACAAGAAGAAGCATGTGCAGGATGCTTTCCCTTACCTAAGTGCCGGTGAGCGTGAACAGATTATGACGGGCACACACCCAGAGTGTTGGGAAAAGATGTTCCCAGAAGAGGATGAAGATGAGCAATCCGAATAAGCGTAAAGGTTCAGCCTACGAGTCAGCAATCTTGAAGTGGTTGCGTGACAAAGGACTGCTCGCAGAGAAGCTAGCACTGGCAGGAACCAATGATGAAGGTGATATTGTTTGCTTTGTTGCAGGCAAGCCCTATGTCCTTGAGTTAAAAAACAGGGCCAAGTTAGAACTGCCACAGTTCTGGAAAGAGGCAACCCTTGAGGCTGCTAACTATGCTAAGGCAAGGGGACTAAAGGAAGTACCGCCAGCGTATGTGATTGTTAAGCGTCGCAACGCAGGCATTGAACAGTCATGGGTTATACAAACCCTAGAACAATGGATTGGTGGGATTGGTGAATAACGAAGAGTGGAATGAGAGAGCCGATTGGGTACAACATGGTATCCAAAAGGGTTGGGTAACAGATAGTATCTGTGCTACTCACGATGGCACTTATGACTACATGAGTGAAGAAGAAAAAGCACAGTGGGATGAAGGTGGAGACCCATGCGATTTGGTTCTGAAGCTACTTTAATGACAGACAAGCCAGACCTTGCTAGTGTCTTGGACCACTACGGCACGACAGTGCCCAATAAAGCAGGATACATTTCAATACGGTGTGTCCTACATGAAGATACTCAGGCAAGTGCTACGGTTAACATAGACAAGCAACGCTATCACTGCTTTGTCTGCCAGTTTGATGGCGATGTTTATGATGTGGTAGCTAACAAAGAAGGATTAGGATTCAAAGATGCTATCGCAAGAGCAGAAGTTATTGCTAACGGAAACCGCACACAGGTACGCAGGCCAACTCAATCATCAAACGGCCTCTTACCTGCTAGGTCGGGGAATAACAAAGGAAGCCGCCGGTACGTTCCTCCTAGGAACCGTTAATGAACCCGCGCCGGGACATGAGCACGCTGTTGGCTGCTTGTCTATTCCATATCGTACTCCTTCCGGTGTTGTTGGTATTAAGTTTCGTAAGATTGACGGTGGCACTCCTAAATACATTTGGCCGACTGGTCAAAAGATTGGTATGTTTAATGTTGTGGACCTTCATGATAGTTCGGATGTTATTGCTATCTGTGAAGGTGAACTTGATTGCCTTGTTATGTCTGCTCTTGTGGGAGTACCTTCGGTTGGGATTGCTGGTGTCACTCAGTGGAAGCCCTGGTTCCAGAAGATGTTTGAAGGCTTTGAACGCATTGTTATTTTTGCAGACAATGACCTTAAAGAAGATGGAAGAAATCCGGGGATGGAACTTGCCAAGCGAATCAAAGAAGACTTGGACAAAGCAGTAGTCATCCGACTACCCGATAACAAAGATGTGAACCAAGTGTTCCTCGATGGTGGGGTTGATTGGTTACGAGAGAGAGCGTTAACGTGAGCATTAGCGAAATTCTATTTGGATTATTTTTTGTAGCAATGTCTAGTGTGCTACTGATGAGTTCCATAGTTATGTTTGTTTTTATTTGGGAAGACTTGAAAGACACTAAGCGCAGGAAAAAGTGACCCATTACATCCGTGATATGGAAGCACATCTGCGTAACACGTGGCAATGGGATGCATGGGGTTTCACCGATGGGTGGGGTAGCAAGTGTACCATGTCCGACATGGATGGGTTTGTTCCTTTTTTTGCGGAACGCAAAAGCAGTTTCCTTGTAGTAGAAATGAAACATTGGGATGGTATAACTCAGCGCCCTGAGATTAACTTAAACTCTGGTCAGATGATTGCATTACGACAGTTGTCCAAGCAACCAAACTTTACTATCATCATTGGTATGGGTGATACCAGTACGCAAACTGTACATTACTTTGAGGTATGGGCTAGTGGTCAACGCTATAACATCGAAGGAGACTTCAAGGATTACCTTACCCATTGGTTTAAGTTTGCATCAGGAGAAAAATCATGACAATCATTGTAGCCATCGCAGATGGACACAAGGTTTACATGGGTTCTGACAGTGGGTCCACTGACAAAGACTTCATAGCTGCATCGCTGACTCCGAAGGTACGAATCAACGGTGACTACATCATTGGCTACGCTGGCAGTCGTGGCACAGGGCAACTCTTGCACTATCTAGATTACCCTAAGCCACCTGTGGATAACCTTGAGCAGTTCATGCGGTTCAACTTCATTCGTGTG